GACATTATCAAGTGTGGTAGTTATACTGGTAATGGTTCTACTGATGGCCCTGAGATTGACTTAGGGTTTGAGCCTCAGTGGATTATGCTTAAAGAAACAAATAATACGGGTGGTTGGTTTATTTTTGATGCAATGAGAGGTATGCCAGTTGGTGGGGGAGACACATATCTTTATGCCAATGCATCTGATGCTGATGCAACATTTTCTGAAAGATTTAAAGTCACCCCTACAGGGTTTAAACTGGCAACTTCAAGTGGGTCGTTTAACGGATCAGGTGACACCTACATCTACATGGCACTCCGCCGTGGCCCTCTTGCTGCACCTACGGCTGGGACTGATGTGTTTGCTATTGATCAGCAAAACTCAAGTGAACCTTACTGGACTTCTAACTTCCCTGTTGATTTTCAATTTGTCAGAAGAAAAGACGCTTCGGACAGTTGGTACTCAAGTTCACGATTGTTGCAGGGTAAAGAATTGGTGCTTAACAGCACTGCGGCTGAAGGTGGTGCCAATATATACAAGTTTGACTACATGAATGGTTGGGGTGCTTCATCTTACGCCAGTGATGCGTTTAGCTGGATGTGGAAACGTGCCCCCGGCTTCTTCGATGTTGTCGCATACACGGGAAATCGCACGGGTGGCGCATCTCAGGTAATACCACACAACTTAACAGTTTTACCTGAGATGATCTGGGTAAAAAATAGAACTGAGGCACAGCCTTGGCAAGTCTACACCGCAGCAACTGGCAATACAAAGGCGATGTATCTTGACACTACAAATGGAGCGACAACGGATAATTCTTGGGGCAATACAAGCCCTACTGCGACCAATTTCACAGTAGGAGATGACTCTGGAACAAATAACACTGGTAACAATTTTATAGCCTATCTTTTCAGTACCTTAGCTGGTATATCGAAGGTGGGCAGCTACACGGGAACTGGTCAGTCCGGTGGTGACATCAACGTAGACTGTGGCTTCACGTCAGGCGCTCGGTTTGTTTTAATTAAACGTACAGACGCTAGTGGCGGTTGGTGGGTTGCAGATACGGTTAGAGGCATCGTTACTGGAAATGAACCACTTCTAGCCTTAAACGACACGGGTGCGGAAGTTACGGGTTTTAATATGGTTAAACCTTATTCCGCAGGGTTTATTGTCAACGGCAGCGGAGGCGGTGACAACGCATGGAATGACGCTGGTGGTACATACATCTTCTACGCAATCGCATAAAGGAGCCTACAATGGCAAAAATTCGCATAAGAGAAACAGGCGAAGTGGTCACTGAGACAACTTTTCGCACTCGCAACAAGAAGGCCCGTCCAGTTCTTACGGCGGGTATAAGTAAGGAACGCTTGGATCAGCTTGGTGCCGACCCTGTTCTAAACGGAGCACCTGCTAACCCGACTCCACCTTACGAATACTCTTATGAGTCGGGTGTTGCGCAGGGAGATGACGGTGTTTGGTACACAGTTAATTCTGTTGGCCCGGTGTTTGCCGAATACACTGACGATGATGGCAACGTGCAAACGGTTGACGCTCAAACCACAGCTTATCGCGCTCGCGTTGATGCAGACGCCGCCGCAAGCGCAAGGTCTACGCGAACGACACTTCTGGCTGAATGTGATTGGACGCAAGTGAATGACAGCCCTCTTAGTAATGAACTTAAAACTACATGGGCGACATACCGTGAGGAACTTCGTAACTTGCCAGACGCATCTGGCTGGCCTCATACTCACACGCTTCCAGAGAAGCCCGAATAATGCCTAAAGATACAGTAAAAGAAACGGCGCTAGCCACGGTAGACCTTAACATTCAGCTTCCATCTGCGAAGCCTGAGTATAAAACTATGTTGGCAAACATTGCCGACAAGGCTCCTGCAATCGCACAGGCGTCTTCTAACTTCTACAAGTCGCACTCGCAAATGATGAGCGTGACGCTAGACGTTACTGCAATCACGCCGATTCGCTCTGTGAAGCATACGCTGGCTGAGATTGAGAAGACCAAATCCGCATTGCAGGAAGGTTACTTCCGCATGAGGAAGGAAGAGGTCAAGCTCAAGAAGCTAGAGCGCAAGCTGTCAGAAGAGACCGACGATCTTGAGCGCGAGATGCTGGAGATTAAGATCAACGAGAAGCAAGCCAACGCTGCATCCTCACGGGGTTACGTCGAGGCTGCTGTTCGCAAGCTCAACTTCTTTACCAATCAGTATGAAAACCTGATGAAGAAAATCGGCAAGGATGAGTTGACCGAGGCTGACTACGAGCTTGAGGAAGTCAAATACCACATCATGACTTGTCTCAAACAGGCGCTAAATTCTGCCCGCCCACGCAATGGCGTGATCGACGAGGGCAACATGATCTATCTGTTTGACCTTGGGATCAACGCAGCGCAAGCACAGCTTGAAGTTATGTCTTATCTCAACTGGGAAAACGAGCTTATCAAAGAGGGCAAAGCGCCAGAGCATCATCACACGGTGCAGTGGCTAGAGGCTTGCGCAGATAAGTGGGCGCATTGCCCTTCCGCCTTTGCAGAGAGCCGTGGGTTTGCTATACTCGACGAAACATCTTTGACCAACACCCTGATAGAGGACCAAACTGATGGCTCATAAAGTGGTAAAATACAGACTTGAAGCTGATGGGACTATCCCAACGTGGCTAAAGTTTGGCGTTCCGCAATCAACGGGTGGCATGTACGCTGTTGCTGACCCTGATACAGCTTCCCCGCAAGATTGGATTATGATTGGCATTTCAGCAGATGGCGCAGACTTATCTGGTGCGATTGAGGAAGTCACATCTAAGGCAAACTTGCAGACTTATCTGGCGGCGCAAGCGTCAGCAAACAGCTGGACAGACTCAGACTCAGATGATCCTGATGCAACGGTTGCTTTCGATGCTGCTGCACATGCTCAACGTGTTTGGGATGATCTCGACGCACTGAATGCATAAGGATATGCCACATGCCGCTTACCAAACTACAGTTCAAGCCTGGTGTTAATAGAGAAACAACGTCCTACACGAACGAGGGCGGCTGGTTTGACGTGGATAAGGTGCGGTTTCGCTTTGGTATGCCCGAAAAGATCGGCGGCTGGGAAAAGTTTTCAGGGTTCTCGTACCTTGGCTCTGCCCGGGCGATGCATCCTTGGGTGGCTTTGGACAATAGTCGCTACATTGGAATTGGCACAAGCCTCAAGTATTACCTAAACCAAGACGGTGGTTCTTTTGCCGACATAACCCCAATTCGCGCTACAACCGCTGCAGGCGATGTAACCTTTGCTGCCACCAACGGGTCATCAACAATTACTGTGACAGATGCAAACCACGGCGCGGTGTCCGGAGACTTTGTGACATTCAGCGGCGCGGCTAACCTTGGTGGGACTATAACCGCAGGGGTGTTGAATCAAGAGTATAACATCACAGGGATTCTGACGAGCAATACATACACCATATCTGCGCGAACCGCGGGCACTACTATTGCTGACATCACTGTAGACGGGGAGCTTGCACCGACGCTTGTTGCCGCTAATGGCTCTGACACGGGCAACGGTGGCGCAGCGGTTGTCGGCGCGTATCAGATCAACATAGGCTTAGACACTTCTACTTTCGGCGCGGGCTGGGGCATTGGTTTCTGGGGCCGTGGTGCATGGGGATCGGCAGCTTCTACTCCTGTTCTCACTTCCACTTTGCGGCTCTGGACACATGACAACTTCGGGGAAGACCTCCTTATTAACGTGCGTAACGGCGGCATTTACTACTGGGATAAAACCTCGGGCGCAGCTTCGCGGGCCGTGAGCCTTGATTCCTTGGCCGGGGCGAGTTCGACACCAACCATTGCCAAACAGGTTCTGGTTTCAGATCGCGACCGTCACGTCATTGCCTTTGGTTGTGATACAGAAAGCAACCCTGGGGTACAGGATCCATTGGCTATCCGGTTCTCGTCTCAAGAATCTCTTACGGATTGGGGCACTACTGCGACCAACACTGCAGGGGAATTGCGCCTTGGTTCTGGGTCCGAGATTGTTATGGCGATTGAAACGCGCCAACAGGTCTTGGTGTTTACAGACGAATCCTTGTACGCGATGCAGTACTTGGGGCCACCGTTTACCTTTGGTGTAAACTTGGTGTCGGAAAATATTACGACTATGGGTCCTCTTGCGGCGGTTCCCATTGAGGACAACGTGTATTGGATGGGTCTGAAAGAGTTCTATGCGTATGGCGGTACAGTTCAAAGGCTACCTTGCACCGTTCGAGACTATGTCTTTGACGATATTAACCTTACCCAGCGCGAGAAGATTGTAGCTTCAAGCAACACATCGTTCTCGGAGGTCTGGTGGTTCTATCCGTCTGCAACGAGTGAAGTAAACAATCGCTATGTTGTTTACAACTACCAGCAACAGATTTGGTACTACGGTACATTGTCCCGCAGCTACTGGATGGATCGTGGTATTTTCGATCAGCCTATTGCGGCGGGCCCTAACAACTACTTGTACTCCCAAGAGACGGGTTTCGACGACGATGGGTCGGCGTTTACTGCGTACATTGAGTCGAGCCAGATCGACATTGGAGACGGCGATAAGTTTGCTTTCATCAAGCGGATGATACCTGACGTTACGTTCCGCGGATCTACTGCGGCTAGCCCAAGTGCCAACTTTACAATCAAGACACGCAACTTCCCTGGCGGAAACTATCTGCAGTCTACGGAGAAGCAGGTTACCAAGACGGCTTCTGTTCCTGTTGAGCAGTTTACTGAGCAAGTGCATCTGAGACTGCGTGGCCGTAGCTTTGCAATGCGAGTAGAATCTGACGATTCCGGTGTAGGTTGGAGGCTGGGGTCTCCAAGGCTGGATATTCGGACTGACGGGA